CGGATAGCAGACTCAACGGTGTCTATTCGATCTTTTATGAAGATCGGGCGAACCAAGGTACCGTGAAAGAAGTCCTTCCCGCAGCTTTCCCGAAAGGGGCCGGTCGAATAGGTTTTTGAGCTATTCGTCCGAAAGCCGCAGAAGTCAAGGACTTCGAGAAGAAGCGGAACAGCATAGCATGGGGCGACAATGTCATCCCCATACACCGAAACAGTGTGACACTGCTCGGGCTGCTCGCCCTTTAGCTGATCGACACACGCTTGTGAAAGCGCGTAGAAGATCAACGACTCCAACTCGAAAGTGTAGGCATTTCCCATCGAGCTAAACTTCTGAAACCAAACGGTCTCGTTAGTAAGCTTGATGGTACCTTGCTCACACCGACTAGTGCAGAGAAGTTCGAACCACTCATCTGGGAGCAGTTCGCGCACAAGTTCCTTAGCAATCGTGTCGCTGGCCATAGACAAATCTATGGTAGCCAACTCGCCTGTTCGGGAACCGTACTGAGCTAAAGATTGGTTAATCGACTGGTCATCCAGATCGACTCCAACTCTCTCGCGAAGCCGGCGGCGAATATAACGACCGAACCCCTTCTGAATGTAACCATTCAGGGAAGGCTCGATCGCTATAACGCGGTCAGTCTTCGCATTCTTCGGTACGAAGATAATCTCGCTACCTTTCACCATCCTAAGGGCGCTCGGAAGAGCGCTCACCGGGACGGAGGGGTATTCGTCGGTCTTAACGACCGCGTTTACCCAGGAGGGCACGCTGTTTATACAGGCGAGCCCCATTGCGAGACAGTTGCGCGTTACATCCAGAGGTCCTGAGAACTTGTTGTAGGCTGAAGTGTGCAGTCCCCTGACACCAATACTGGCGCCAGGACCCCACCCAAACTGTTCGGCGATACGATCCAGATCGACTTCTCCTAGTATGCGTGAGATTTTTCGTGCAGCAATCGAAATGACTGCTTGTACCACGGGGTTTTGACCTTTAGGGTCGGACCCATCACGTAACCTTCGAATTCGTCTGTTCGTCTCCAAACAGGCCCTCTCAGCTTCCCAGAACGACTTTAAAGCCACGGCAGCTCTGTCTATTCCTGTCTCGAAGTAAGGATACTTCGAGACAAGCTTAACAGACTGATACGCGTCCGCGAAGTCGTTCGGATCGTTGAAATGAGCAGGGTCTATTTCTGCGTTCACAACGTCAGAAAACAGACCGTGCTTTAGCCTTAGAGCCTGCGACAACCCGTAAGGGTGGTCAATGGCCTCAAGGACCTCAACTATAGCAGAGATGGTCTTGTCAGATGAGAGGTTAAGCTCATCGACAAGCCGGGGCCGCCTTGCGCGGTTTGTTTGCCTTATGGCATCACTATTCATCGGTTATCCTGATGATTTCAGCGGCTCGGGCCGCCGGGAACTGAACGGGCTCCAGCCTCACCCTTCCGAGTGAGGCTCGAGCAACAAACCCTACTTAAAAGTAGGGGGCGTCGTAGTTCTCGACAGCCGCGGTGACCAGCGACTCGTCGATCAGATCACGCACCATCGCGAGCACGTTCTTCCGGTCTTGAAGGACCGAACGTTCGGGCAAAACGAAGGTGATGTCGACCACCGAGTTGTAGGCCACCGTGGGAGCCGGCTGGATGCCAGTGGCAGTGGAGGGACTCGTCTGCTCCAGAACGGGGCAGGTGAGCCTGAGCTGCACTTTCGTTGCCTTCGAGGTTTCGACGGAAGCCGGGTGGAGATCGTGAGGTTGTCGTAACCAACGACAACTCCAGTACCGCGGTAATCCCAGCGGTACAGATCCCCATCCTTCTTCGCAGGGTTGAAGACTCGGTTGACCGGCGTCGTAGGTGTCGCGTCGGTCAGGGTGATGGCGGTTTGTTGTGCCATGAAACTCACTTCTGTGGGTTGCAGTTTGGGCGGCTGCCCAAACCGGGACTGACTACTGCTATCTGAGATTGGAGGCCCCCTTTCGGGAGCCCCCAAACACAGATTGAACCAACGCAATTGCACTCGCAGCATGTGCAAAAGACCTGGGGTCACGGAATTCTGGTAAAGACTGACTGGGGAAATTTGATAGCAGGTACCTGTTTTTAAACAGGTACGTAGCGTTCGCAGTTCCCCAATAGTCCTTTTCCAGTTTCCCGATCATCCCAGGAATCACGTACCCAGGGCCAACACGGCCCGTAGATATGTGCGTTGAGCGCCTCGTTGTTGTGTGAGTACCTCCTCCGAACTCAAGACCATTCCAGGCCGTGAGTCCTTCGAGGAAGTCCCCGATCGGTAGAAACCAATCGGCAACAAACGAGAACGGTACCAGCTCCCAAGCGACTAACAGAGGGTTCGTTAACCCAAAAGTGTTAGCAACCTGGGCAGGACCGTTTGGAACTCTATACCTTACGGTATAGGACTCGCGAGTCTGAACTATTACAGTTCGATCAGTCGTCCAAACCTGATCGGAAGTAGTAGAAGACTCACGATACTGCTGATATCCCTTAGCAGACGAGCGCCCCATCCTAAGGATAAAGGCGTTATTCTCTAAGGTGCGAGCCAGGTTTTCAGCCTGGGAGTGCACGTCGGATATCATCGGTTTCCAAGCGTAGGAGTACTCGAGCCAAGTTTGCGCGGCAAATTGCCGCACATCCTGACCACTTTTCTGCTTCTGCAGATAGCGGTCACGATAGGCTCGACTTGCACGAAGGTCGGTTGTCAAGCCGACCTCTTTTGCAAAATCTCCTAACCTACCTTTGCGCAAAGCACGGAACGCATTAGCGAACTTAGAGGCTGTTGACGCAACGAAGCGGGCGGTCTTATCCGCTTCTGCCAGAGACACAGCTGCGCTACCGGAGGAGTTTCCTGCCTCCGAACGCAAGCGTGAAATGGCCTGGTTCTCCACTCCAGCTGGGTTGGGCCACCTTTGGTGAGACTCGGAAACATCGAGGAACAGGGTTGAACCTGGACCATTAAAGAACCACTGACGGTAGGTACCGTTTGTGTAGTTCTCGCGATACACCGGGGCCACTTTTGGGTACTCCACATCCCAGATTTCGTGGTGATGAGAATGTTCCGGAAGCTGATATCGTTTCAACGTCTGGAAATTCGGCGTCTTCGTGGAGACTGAGACACGGTTAGTTTCATACATCTTACCGGTGGCCCAAACCCCGTGATCGGTCAAGGAGCCGTTAAGCTCCCTGATCTTTAGCGTGGTCGAGCCGTTGATAAGTTGATAGAAATTATCCATGTCAAAGTCACCTCAAAAGACGCGCAGAACTAGAAGAAAAACAGGAGATCCAGTCAGATCAAGACCGGGACCCATTTGACAAGCACCGACAAGAAGTCGATGACGATCAGAAGGATTTCGGAAACGGTCATATTGATTCTCCTATTTCATTGTAGTCCTGCCCGGCCCTGCCGGATGCTCGCTTTCGCGAGTTTGCACCATCACGCCGTGAGGCGCATTGGGCGGTGACCAAAGGTCACGAAAGAACCCCTCAAGAAAGAGGACCTTCCTCTACAGGAGGAACCTGCGTCAACTCGTTCAGCTGAATCAGCTGATCGAGAAGAAGAGTAAGTTCGTCCTGGCGACAATCCGAGCCAACTCCGGCAGCCCAGACGGCAGCACCCAACGCCTCGACGACGCTGGGGATGCAGTCTATACTGCTAAAGTCGGTCCTGGATTGTAGCTCCACACAAGCATCATCAATCAGCCATTGCAGGCGATCAAGGACACGAGTGTGCATTGATGAGTGTTCCCACTCATACGATGCCACTTTGTTGACCAGGGAGAAAGTCTTAAAGACCCTACCCGTGGTAGCGTGCCGAAACTCAATCCGAAGACTGAGACTGGCAAACTGACCAAAGCCAACGAAGTTCCTGAAAGTTGCAAATGACTTCATAGTGATACCTTGTGTGGTAAAGGAGGCCCC